TACAGGTACTGCCCATACGTCGTCCTCCTAAGTGTGACTCGGTCAAAAGATTTAGGTACTCAGGCTTAGTAAAGCATGTAGATCTATTCTTTCGTACAATTATCCGTCCAATTTATGTTTAATAAATTGTCGATCAGGTTTCACCAAGTGAGACCAGTGATTTCACGGACAGAAATCACTTGGTCAGGCACTATCCTGTCAATTACTTCCCAGCGCGCAGGTTGGCCCATAACCACCGCTTTAGCACGCTGCCACACTCTCTCATTGTGTCGAATCACAAGTTTCTGCGACACAGCACCCTCTCCAATCAAGTCCTTGATACCCACATTCGAATCAAAAAGTAGGTTCAATGAGAGCATTCCATAGAACTTAGAATGCTCCTCAGCTTGATAGCTTTCCGCATGCACGAAACGCGCATGTTGAGGATAGCGTTTCAAGACCTCCTTATGAGTTAACCAAGTCTGGTCAGCTCTAAAGGTCTGAGTCTTGAAACTGGACCAACTAAGCATCATGCCTCGAAGCATCTTTCGATCTAAAAGAGCTTCGTCCTCATCAATATGAGGCAGACCGAGACCACCCGCCCACTGTGGAATAAACCACGGTAGACGTGTGGAATCGAGCTGAGCACGATTATGTTGGATGAACTTGCCGCGGACCGTAGAACGCAAGTCATGGGGTGTGTCCTTTAAGAGAGCGCTGCACACGGCACCTAGACCATCGATCCCTAATGGATCGACCCTCCCTCCTGATCGTTTCAGTCCATATAAAAGGCCCATATTTATATGTGGAATTTCCTTGAAAGGCGCAGCTCGAATGTTGCCACGAGACGAACGGTAACCAGCCTCATGATCTAACGAGTAACCACGTGAGTTAATATTAAAATAACTTCTTGAGTAATAGACTTTCCCTTGGGAAGGCTTCATACCAATATAGTTAGCTAATTTAACCCACGCGCGATAACCGCGATCATTGAGAACTGCGAGACCGTCATCACCGTTGACAATAGTCGAGGACGCTTTCAAAGAAATCCGACGTTTATGTGCAACCTCTTCCGCCCATCGAAGGATGGCCGTATTTGCGATGCACAAAACGATGAAAGAAACGATAGAGCCCATCAATTGCCCATTTTGCTGCTGAAACTGTTCCAACTCCTCGGTGTCAGGATTCACAGCCTCGAGATTATGACGTGTTAACAGTCGAATAAATAACTTGCTTTCGGACTTCAAAAGTCCGCAGCGCAAAGAAATTTGTTCGGCTATCACGTTCGAGACGATGCTACGGAGATTATCCGTCGCAGCCTCGTAGTCCGCTGAAAGAACGCGAAACGAAGGGTCCTTCCCCATAAGGGAGATTCCCGCCGCTAAGCGATCATGCAGAAACTCATAAGACTCAGGCTCTGAAACAAGACGACCACAAGGGGATTCCTTAAACGTACGCCAAAGGAATTTTTGTAGAGGTTTCATCGCAAATTGAGCGAGTGGTGGGCCCCGAGTAATTACTCGGATTTTGAGGGCTTCCGGAAGAGCGACTGGATCAGCACAAAAGTCGCTTCCCTTCTCTGCTTGATTGAGGAGATCAAAGTAGAACCGCAACGCGGTCTCCTTCAATCGTCCTGAGTCATAGACAAATTGGTCGTCAACTTTACCAATGGACTCTTGATCTGATGAGTCTACTGGTACACGCTCTTCCGGAGACGGATCGTACTGGATTTGTTCAAAAAGTGGACCTGTGCCGAGAAACTCCTCTTCGAGGCGATTCACAGCCCATATCCACTTTCCAGTATCCGTGATTCTGAGGGCATCTCGCGCCTTCGAAGGCTGCGAGAGATGGCCGGGTAAGTAACCGCCCGGACGACGGTATGCCGAGAGAAAGGCATATTCGAGCTTCGACTCATCATCTTCAGTAGTCGAAAGTAGCTCGCCCAAACCACCACCATGCTTTCTAGAGCGATTATAGTTCGCGCTCGTAGAAGGAAGACCGAGGTTCATACGGTCAGCATTGGTGTATTGTCTATAGACAACATTTCCGTCTTTCATCTTTTTCCCAAAAATCTCATCAACAGTACGCCTTAGTTGCTTATCCAATGTGTCTTCGGATAAATGATATTGAACAGTTTTTAAAGACTGACCAACATCATTCAACTCGTCGAAACTAAGTAGACAACTACCTGCAGGAACAGGAGCAGGGACACTAAGTTTCACAATAGTGTCATAGGCGGACTGGGCCAAGTCAGACTTATCTGGACGAGGCATACCCTTCTTGCTAAGCAGGACAGACTGCAAGAAGGCATCGAATCTGAGAGACTTCGATGTTCCAATTTGGAAGTTAGAGATTTTCCGTACCCAACGATAGGCACGGCCCCCCAGAAGAACACGGGGGTTATCGGTCGTAGAGAAAGGACAGACGGGTAGTGGCTCACCCTTCCATGCTGAAAAGAACGCAGAAATTTTATATTTCGCGAGTTTCAGCCATGCAAGGCGAGTGGGCGGCATAAGGTACAAGAGACCATACCAATGCCGTACCGTCTTGGTGTGTTGATAAACTGCACCGTGTTCGTAGAGTCGAAACCCAAAAAGGGTAAACAACTCTATTAACACATCAACCACCTGATCGATTTTTTTCGCACATTTCACGAACTGGGTTTTCTCCCAGACGTTGAGGTTAGCTTCTCCCATGAACGAGGGAGGGCATCCACCTACAAGAGACGCCCGCGCAGAACCGAACTTGTCAAACCAAGTCGACCCTGCGCACGTGTCCAAATCATTATGTCTATCAGTCATAGTGG